CATCTCAACCTAGCCGCGTTGGAGTGTTACTGTTTGTTGACAGGGAATCACACTCTGCTTTCACTAACGTAAAGATTTCTGTGAAGAGTTCTTCTTCGATGATTATTGCTTTCATTTGTTCCTTTCAGTGAATTGACTGTTGGTTATAAATACCTTGCGTGCTCAGGTATCGAATGGCAGAAGCTAAGTGAGTTGGACTGTCTTGAAACAGACCCAACCCTCTGTTACAGTTGTGGCAAAGAAGTCCTCTGACATCACCAGTTGTGTGGCAGTGATCAACTACCAGTAGCGCCTTAGAGTCTTTGCAAATCTTGAATCCAACCTCACCACATATGGCACACTTATGGTCTTGCGCCACAAACATCTGCCGATACTCTTCCAAGGGAATATTATACTGCCTCTTAAGGTATTTCCTATAGAAATTATCGTCAAAACACTCTTTAGAGCAATAGGGGTGAGACGCTGCCGCTGGAGAAAAACTTGTGCCACACTCTTTGCAAGGCTTATTATGGAAGTAGCCTTGTGGATATATGGAGGGTGTTGCTGTCATCTGTGCTTGCGGACGGGTGCTATTTACAAATCCCATACTTCCCGTCATTACATACCCTCCAGTTGCTTTATAAGCTTTCGCTTCTTAACAACCTCTCTGGAGGAGAGTATCTTTTCTACAATGTCGTCATTCACATGCTTTCTGTGATAAATAAGGCTGCTGAATTGTGCAGTTTATGTAATCAAAACGTGTGGTCATAGTTTCCCTTTAAAGAACCAGCATACCACACGAGTAAGGTTTTGTAAGGTTAGGTTGTACACAATTCAATTTTAGTGGATCTCACTGCCGGAATAGCCAAAAATAACGTCACAGTCCAGTAGCCTATTCAATTTAACAGTTTGGTTGACACGCTCAATGCCATCCCGCATAAGCTTTTCATACTCTTCTTGCTTGCCATCATCTAGCTCAATTGCAACATCATCGTGTTGTTGCGCCAGCATCTTAAACTCAAGTCCACGCTTCTTGGCAAGTTGGATGCACTGATACAACCAAATGTCAAACACGTAAGCACCTGTTCCCTGAATCAGCGTAGAGAACCGATCCTTCTCGTTGCGCAGACTGTACCAAAACTTATTGATGGGGTTAAACTGCCAATCACCAAACGTTGTTTTCTTAACTGTTGTCATCGTTGCGATTTTCCTTACTGCCCAGTTGAGTTTCCAGTAACCATCGTGAAGCTTCTTGGCAACCTTTTCTGATACCTTAGCTGTACGAGCAATCGTCTTGACCCCTGCCGAGTACTGACACGCGTAATTAGTTGACTTCCCTGCTGCGCGAACTAAGTCAAGTCGTTTGTAGTCTTCCTTGTCCTGCTCTGTCAAATCTACTTTATCTTTAGTTTTGATGGCTTTGTACAACTCAACTTCTTCCCAAGTCATAAGACCTGCAGATGCTGCAGTACTTAAGTGTGGGTCAAAGCCAGCTTCCATTTGTGTCCGTACATAAGCTTCATCAATACGCCACATAAAACTTTGCTTCAAACGGTCCTCAACCCCGCTCAGATCGCTGCCAAGTAGAATCTTACCTCCACGAGCTACGAGCAAGCTGCGAATCTCCTTACCCCACTTAACCCGCGTAGAAGGAGTGTTGCAGTATTCCTTGTGTTGTAGACGCAAGGTGTTGGTAAACCCCTGTGCACGAGCTGTGATAGCGCCAGCAGCGCCATCCCTGAGCCAACCCTTCACCATTCCGTGACGATGATTCAATATACCTAGTCCGGCAATATACTCAATACCTGTACACTTCGGAATAAGGTCTTTCACAGATTGGCAGATGTCTCCATCTTTTAAATTAATCTGCGGAATCTGTCTGGTCGTACCGTCGTCCTCTCGGATGAACTTGAACGTCTCAGCGATCCAACCTAAACTATCAAGCCAAGATTTTATCTGTGTATGACTTCCTGGATTACCTTCGTTGTAACTTGTGATCACTTTGATGTCTGCAGTGTGTTCAAACGGCAAATTGAGTGATGCTGTCAACTCTTTCCACTTCTCACCAATTGAAGACAACTCACCATTCATCAGAAATGGTTTGGCAGGCTTCTTGCGCACAGCATACACAGGACTCTTGGGCATCACATCACGAAGACCAATGGTCTTCTCTTCAATCTCAGCAGCAAGTTGTGCTTGCAAGGCTTGTGCTGCAGGAATGTCAAGCTTCCACTTGTTGTCTTGTTGCTTACGCAAACAATCCATCTTAAACATCAAGAACGCAACAATACGATCAAAGCTTCCCTGCTCTTTCCCATACAGCTCCTGAAGTCGTGCAACCTGACGTTGCCACAACCTCTTCTGTATTTTGGTGTCCTCTATTACGCGATGATTGTATTCTTCCTGTGTTTGATTCTCAAAATCTTCTATCTCAGGTTTCTCTATACCAAACTCCGTACCATATGTACCCAAACCGTGCTTCATTCTTGTGGGTTCCAAATACCAACTTAGTGCAAGTGAATCAATAATCTTACACTTGCTTAAGTCATACCCAAGATATTCCATAGCCGGTTCATCGAATAGCTTTCCGTTGTGGATGATGAGTGTCGGGCCTTCATCAAGCCATTCTTGCAACTCAAACTTCTGAGTGCCCTCAAACAGGTGAACCTCGTCACCGTCAATAGGTACAGCACAGAAATTGTGCAGCTTCGGATTCTCTTGCTTGTACAACATATCAAGCAGACCACTGGTTTCACAGTCCGCTGCATAAATTTCTGCCATATCTCTCCTATCCCAAACAAGCCGTAGAAATAACCTCATCATCCAACATCAACTCTACCACCTCTGTTTCCGAACTCAACGCTGAACGACTTCACACCTTCCTAACAGTCAAAGAATCTCGCAATATATCCTTAATATACTCATTAAAATCGAAAATACTATCAAATTCTACCATCACTCCTCCAAAGGGTATCCACACTTAATCTGAACCACAAACAAAGGGTCCATGAGAACACTTAGAATAGCTTCCATAGCCTCGTCTGCATGATATCTGTCATCGAAGACATCCTCAAGTTTTTTAACCAAACGAGATTTTACCATGTGCAATGTGAGTATGTCAATCATATACTGCTTCCGGTAAATCTTCCTAATTGTCGTGCCCGTACAACTGCTGGTACGCGCTGATGTGGTTGCCAAGCATCGCAGAAGTCAATGCTATGGCTGTTCCACACTACACTGATCTGTACGCCACCTTTGCTCAATGCCTGTACTCGTGACCCATTAGGAGGCTGGTCAATGTAAGAGTCAATCCATCCGCACTGGTGATTTGTGATTACTTTGATTGTGTTCATTATGAAAGTGCTCCGTGTATTTTACCTAGGAAGTCTTTAACAGTTTGTATTTCTACAACTTCCCAACCATTGCTTTCTCCTAGTTTGTTGGCATTTGTATGGTCTGCACCACATAACCGGATTAGCGTCAGAAACTCTTCATCAGATTCAACAGTTAACGTCAGTTCAATAGGAACAAATACCTTTTTAGCTACTTTCTTTTCGACTTTCATACACTCTCCTCTAAACTTTCAAGCGCTTCTTTGATAATCTTAGTAGTGTGATAGCTCATCAATACCTCGTAATGATTGGCAGCCACTTCCACGTACTTCAACCCTTCAGGGCCATTTGTCATACTGTCGTATGTTAGTACACCATCATTGGCACCCTGAATCAACTTAGACTTGCCATCCATTGACACAATACTCGTCCAACCCTCTAAACTGAATTTTTCAAGCCCTGTGATAACCGGAGAGTTCGGTGCTACATCGCGGTAAATTTTAGAAGCTGGATCTAGCATCTGCATTGTATAAGCTGCCTGAGACCCCTTCCAAGGGGCGCTGATACAGACACCTCCTAGCACTCCATGGTCTAAAAGTGCATTGGCAAGATAAGCTGCGTAGATGCTTCCCATTGAATGAGCAATGAAGAAGAATTCATCATCATTCAGCTCCCAAGCCATGTTTGAGAGGTTCTGCTCAAAGCCTTCGTCAGAATTATACTCGACTGAGTGCCAATAGTATGGTTTTTGTACAATCTTATGTTTGATAAGTTCAAAGCTCTTCTCAGTAGCTCCGTGCCCGTGAATGAAAACAATCGTAGTCATTCCTTGCCGTCCAATTTAGTTTGAATGTAGTTGTCGATAATAGCTACAATACTTACGATGGACACCACTCCAAGTCCTGTATAAAGTAATACCTCTAGTTCTGTCATGCGATACCTTTCTCATTTGTGAGATTTGCTATAATTCGCAATCGTTCAAGCGCAATTTCGTAAGCAATCTCCGCTTTCAATTCTTTCTGTGTCTTAACACGCTTTGCGATCTTATTGGTAATGTTACTAGATTCTTTGAATATCTCTTCACACAGTTCTTCAGTTACCAAGCAATCTTCCTCTTTGTATTTATTTGCTAGTAACTTACATTGTTGGTAATCCTTGTGTAGCTCATTAATAGCAGTTCTTTGATGAGCTAGCAAGCTTTGTAATACTGAAATTTTCAAGGCGGTCTCCTTATTTATGCTAAAAGTTCGTTTGGGATATCTGGCATAATATTGTGTTGCCAGTGATCGTATCCGGCATATTCCCCTCTGGAACTCCAAGCTCCGTCAGCGTACCAAATAGTCCCATAGAGCTGCTGTCCTGTGTAGTTACTGTCATACTCAAAATTAAGACTCTGTAAGAAAAGTTTAAAGTCTTCCGGGGTGTAGTCCTTTCTCAGCAGATATGCTGACTCCACTTCGACATAGCAGTACAAACTTACACAAATTATTTCTTGGCTCCCTACGTGGCCTTTAAACTCTTCTAATGCATTTGTCATATTTTCCCCAGTTGTTAAAATTCCGCCGGATTTTCGGCTACCCAGTCGTCCTTATCGTGCAGGGTGTGTGTGGCATTGTCATAGTAGTATTGACCACTCATTCCTGTGCTACCAGTCCAACGGCACTTAGTCATCTTCATATATGTGGTGTTCTTTTCCAGACTATCATCTGACTCCTTATTACGAGAAAACAACAGGTTACACGCAGCGCTTTTGAAAATTGAGGAAGACCCTTGAAAGTCCTCTTCGTGCAATTCACCACCAGTTGACCCTTGCTTTCCACCTTGTTGCGACTTTCTTACGTGATTAATGTTAATGAAAGTAATATTGTGCGACTTTACCAAGCCTTTCAGCCACCGTTGGAATACCGACTGCACTTCATTAGTTAATCCGTCCATCAAATCCTGTAACGGGTCAATACAAATCACCTTGCACTCACACGCAACAATCAGTTCCAAAATCAACGCTTTGATACTTTCCAACCCCCCATCACGGTCTTCAATAAGATGGAAGCGATCTGTTCCGTCAGGAAGTTTCAATAAAGTTTCCTCAGCAGCCAACACTTCAGCTCTATCTAAGTACAACAGCTTCTC